ATGATTGGGGTGTTTATGAGTCACCTTGTCAAGAATGTCTAGCCGGTGAATAAGTATAAGAAAAAAAATGAAAACAAAGGATGAACCAGACAATACAGAACCGTTGCAAAATATCTGAAACTATGCTATAATAAGGACTTGTTATGCTTGACAAGGCAATCGAACACGGCAAGGAAAAGCGGAGGCCATACTACCATTCGGGACGGTTTGACCGTACTTGCCGACCGCATGGCGGCTGTCCTTATTGCAGAAAGAACAGGGAACACGCTACAAGGGTACGAGAACTAGCGGCCAAAGCACAGGAAGCGGCTCTACGTGAAGTAGCGTAAAGTGATACCTAAAGAGGGGCATTATGGCAACGTCAACCGATGGCGGGAAGAAGAAAAAGCACGTCAATAAGTACAGCGATGCTATCATGGTGAAAAACAAGAAGCGCAAGTCGAAGAACTACGAGAAGCACCTCGAGAAAGCAAGCGAAAGACGGCTTCGCAATCATTCGGGGGAATGACATGATGCACGAAGTTCCGCTTAGTGGAAGTATTCCGCTTGCTACAGTAACCGCAACCAATGGCGATCATATTACAATCCAAATGCCCCCAATATTGCCATGCTTGCGATGCGGGGGCAATAAAATAACAATTCTTAATCACTTTTTTGACGGCGACACTCATACCAAATACCAATGTATGTGTGAAAAATATCACGCATGGGACGAGTGGCTAGACACCAAGGCCGAAGCAATCGCCGCATGGAACGAAAGGCCGATATATATAATGACAAGCTCGGAGGTAAAGTAATGGACGATGACAAGATTCTAGCTACCTTCAACGCATACGATCAGGAAGGTATCGACCTATACTCCCACGCTCTTAACTATCTTTGCGCCTTGAATGACATAAAAGAGTACATACGCGGTCTTGACAAGTACGGCAATGGTTCAGACGAAGTACAAGAGAAAATCTCTAAGATACGCGAAGATATGTATGATATGCTCGCAAGATATCACTTGCCGGAGGACGTATGAAAGTAAACCCATTAATACGGCTATGCTTTGACATATCAGAGATAAAGATGATAGGAAACAAGGCTATTATTACTATCACACCTAAGCGATGGTTTAAGCGGTTTTTCCGCATAGGCGAAAGACACGCAGACAGGAAAGCAAAATAGAATATAGAAAAGCATATATAGGATAGTAACATGAAGGAAGGCAAGACAGAAAACCTTATTCCCATTACCGAGCGTTCTACGGAAATTCAAAGGGAAATCCGTAGTTTGGGCGGCATAAAATCAGGCGAGTCAAAACGTGAGAAAAAGCTCATGTCGCAGATATATTCCGAGTTCCTTATAAGCAAGTTTAACGTCAAGACGGAAGGGAAAGAAAGGGAAGTAACCGGAAGTGATCTTGTCGATGAAGTGATGAAGAAGGTATTGAAGAAAGGCGGCTCTCCGGCTGTCTCGATGATGAAAGAGATACGCGAAGCAACGGAAGGAAGCAAGACGCAAGTAGACCTGTCCGGCGGTCTTGACATAACTTCACTGACTCCCGAAGAACGCAAAGCGAAACTAGATGAACTTATCGCCAAGCGATGAGCTAGAACTTCTCGCCCTATTAGAGCAAGAGGACCGCGAAAGAGTTGCGCCTATACTCGAAGTGTTCAGACAGCCTAAGCGTATAAAGATAGTACGCGGAGGTCGTGGATCGGGCGGGAAATCGTGGTCACTAGCCTCTTTGGTTATCCAGGCCGCTAATTACGAGCGAAAACATATAGCTTGCTTGCGTGAAGTGCAGTTGACCCTTGAAGAATCAGTACATAAGCTATTAGCGCAGACTATCGAGAGGCTACGATATAGGGATTGGAAGATTACCCGCGAAGGTATAGACAATACCAGGACTGGCAGCCATATCATATTCAAGGGTATATCTGACCTTAGAGCCGATCAAATCAAGTCACTAGAAGGCTTTGATATATTCTGGCTAGAAGAGGCTCAGGACATATCTATACACTCCCTGAACGTCTTACTACCTACTTTACGCAAGCCAGGATCCGAGCTATGGGCATCGATGAATCCTAAACTAGAGAAAGACCCAGTTATTGACAAGTTTGAGGGGCGCGATGACTGCTTAATCATTACTGCACGGCCTGGAAAGCTAGATAACCCGTGGTGGACGAAAGAACTACAGAAGGAAATGGAAGAGGATTACAAGAAAGACCCGAATCTAGCCGCGCACATATGGGAAGGCAAGCCGCTTATAATCTCAGAAGCGCAAGTCTTTCATGGTAAATGGTCTATACGTGAGTTTGACACGCCCGATGACGCAGAATTTAACTGTGGCGCAGACTGGGGCTTTGCAAACGATCCTACCGCGATTGTGCGATGCTTTATCAAGGAAAACACGCTATATATTGACAGAGAGGCCGGAGGTGTAGGCGTAGAGATTGACGAAACCGGAAAACTCTTGGACGCAGTTCTACCAGACAAGCGGTGGCCGGTACGTGGCGACTCTGCAAGACCGGAATTGATAAGCTACCTAAACCGAAAAGGCTATAACATACTATCTACCGAAAAGGGCGCGGGAAGCGTTGAGGATGGTATAGCGTTTATGCGCAGCTTTGACGATATCGTAGTACATACAAGGTGTAAGAATACCGCCGATGAGTTTAGGCTATACTCCTACAAGGTTGACAGGATCACGAAAGACATATTGCCGATAATAGTTGACAAGAATAATCATTATATAGACAGCACCAGATATAGTTTGGAAGCGCGAATGAAGGCGAGAGGCGCAAACATCCCCGACTATTCCGCAACCGATCTAGGGCTATAATTCCGCTAAGGTAAAGCAGTTATGCCGCTAAACTTCGCTATGTTTTGTCAGGTATACGTGCTGTTTTCCTAACAAGTGTCGACTATAACGTTTTGCCGACGCTAGCAATACGATACCATTTTATTGACGATAACAATATGGTTTATTTTCGCAAGCTATCAAAGTCTATAATGTCTAGCTGCTCTTGATTATGCTTTATAAGGTACTGTTTTGCCTTTTCTAGTAGTTCAACGTTATCTCTGAAAAAACCTAAACCAAAATTACATTTCTGGCACAGTAATGCTCTCACTTTTCCGGTTTTATGACAATGGTCTATAGATAATCTTTTGGTTCCAACTTGCGGCGATCCACAAATTGCACACTTATTTTCTTGTTGTATAAACATTTCCTCATATTGTTTGTGGTTTATTCCATAGTTTCTACATATCATTGACGTAGTTGCTTTCTGTTTTGCTTTTTTTATTTCATCTATTTCACGTCTTGTAAGTACGGCTATCCCTATATTACGTAATTCATTAGACAAACTATATGGGTTTTCATTATATTTCGACGCTATATCTTCGAGTATTCCGATGCGAGAGCCGCCGCAATCTGCGCCTTGTTTACGGTTCCCCATGCCAAGCGTAAGCCGGTAGAATTGTCTACTGCCCACCCGTACCGGAAAAAAGACGCTTCGTACTGGTTCGGTGTAAGCCGCTTAATCGTACGCAGATTCGCACGTAACGCGGGGTCAAGTACTTCCAGCATCTGCTTTTCCATCGTTGCGTATCGGTTATACCGCGTCATTTCGGCTTTCGTGAGTTTGCCGCCGATTGCGTACTTCTCGTAGATTCGCGCCATTTCGCCGCGCATGGAGTTGAGAGCGTCGCGGAGTGCTAGGGCTATTTCCTTCTCGTAATCGGCTTCCAGGGATAGGAGTTCCTTGCCGACACGATCCTCTAATTTCACTAAATCCATGCGGTATTATAGCACGATTGCAGAAAAATTACAATATCGCTTGACAATGGCGGGATAGGTGATATACTAAAGGAAAGGAGCATATATGAAAGACAATGACTTTGACCCTGAAGAATTTATCGAATGGTGGAAACGAGACTGGAGGCGCATTCTTCCTAGGGCTCTTTTCAACGCTCTAATAATCACGGCTTTTGTTGTAGCCTTGGCCTTTATTAACTACAGGTATTTGTAATGCAAGTCATCATAAAAGATTCAATAGATACGCTTAATCATCTAGCAATATTGCTTCGTGGCGATAAAATGAAAACCGCCTCATCGTTATTGCATCACGTCGTATCTGATCTAAAAAAACTATTAAAAGATGAAAAACACTTTGACATTGTAGAAAACGAGCTTATTCGTCAAGAATACGCTGGTAATAATTCAGTATTTTCTGCCGGTACGTGCGATGGTGCTGGAGTAGACACTGTATATATAAGGCTAGAGAAAAACGGAGAAGAACCTACACAGCTATTTCTTAGACCCGATGAAATGGCCGCTATTGCGTGGTTATGCAATGGTGTACTTTGGTCTTTAACTGTCGATGATGCTATTAGGGGAACGATACCGAAAAATATAGCTGATTAACCACGCTTCACCGGATACCGTTCCACTTCCTCGCTAGTCTTGCGGATATCGGTAATCTGCCCCTCGGTTATGCGTAAACTTAGCGTGATCTCGCCATAGGTCTTGAGGGTAG